ACTGCAATGGAAAAGGTAAAACTATTCTTTGAATATTTTCAATCTCTTCCGAAATGGTTCACGAATTTATGGATACTTGTAGTTGCAAGTATTTTTGGTATTAAAGGAACACAAATATTCCGAGGAGGAAAAAAATAATGGCTAATAAATTTTTTAAAGCATACAAATTTTTAACAGGTGGTAAAAGCAAACCTGGTATTGTAGGTGTTAAACCTAAATCAGGTGGCGCTGCAGATGAATTCAAAGCAAGAAAATTAAAAGATATGGGTAAGAAAATGAGAAAATTAAAATCTCAAGATAAAGAAATGGGTGAAGCAATAAAAGACGCTAAGAAAAAAGGCGTTGCAAGAAAAGATCTTGTTGGAGGTAGAAAAATTCAAAGAGACAGTAGAAGACTTCAAAGAGAAGGTGATAAACTTAGAAAAGACGTTTTAAGAGTTGGTAAAAAAGATGGCGGTAGTTTAAAACCTGTAGATAAGAAAAAAAATCCAGGTTTAGCAAAATTACCAACACAAGTTAGAAACAAAATGGGCTACATGAAAAAAGGTGGCAGAGTTAAAAAATTTGGTGGTGGTAAAAAATAATGGCTAAACTTTGTGCAAAAGGTAAAGCTGCAGCTAAAAGAAAATTTAAGGTATACCCAAGCGCATATGCAAACATGTACGCATCAGGAGTTTGCTCTGGAAAAATAACACCAGGTGGTAAAAAAGGCAGAACTAAAAAAGCTATGGGTGGAACTGCTAATCTAAGACAAATGTATAGAGGTGGTGGTATGTGTAAAAAAGGAAAAGGCAGAGCTTACGGAAAAAATTCGTAATGGGTTTAAGAAAATGGGTTCAAGAGAAATGGGTGGACATAGGAGCACCGAAGAAGAACGGGAAATATCAACCTTGCGGGAGAAGCAAGGGATCAAAACGGAAGTATCCAAAATGCGTGCCACTTGCAAAAGCCACACGAATGACAAGTGGTCAAAAGGCGAGTGCTGTCAGACGAAAAAGAGCAGCAGGTAATCCAGGAGGCAAACCAACAAACGTCTCTACATTTGCAAAAAGAAAAAAAGCAATGATGGGTGGTTTTATGGGTAGAAGAATGGGTATAAGATAATGAGAAGAAGAGATAATCCAATTTCAAGAAGTAAAAAGAACTACAGACCTACAAAGTCTGGAGCAGGCATGACTAAAGCAGGTGTCAAAGCCTATAGAAAAGCAAACCCTGGAAGTAAACTAAAAACAGCCGTGACAGGAAAAGTGAAGCCTGGATCAAAAGCTGCTAATCGCAGAAAATCATACTGCGCTAGATCACTAGGACAATTAAAAAGGTCATCAGCAAAAACAAGAAACGATCCAAATTCCAGAATCCGTCAGGCTAGACGGAGATGGAAATGCTAGAAGCACTTAAGAAACGTTACGAAGCACAAATAGCCGAATCAATAGCAACAATAAATATTTATACCAAGAGTTCAGTTGGTATAGGTGAACATCCACAACACTTGGATGAAATAGATAAACTATTACAAGTGATTGTAGATGCAGAGGAAAAAATAAAGGTGATAGACAGATGGATCCAATAGTAATAATAGGAAAAATACAGAAAAGAATAAAACAAGACTTAGAATTAATCTCAGCTACAATGTTAGAAGGGGTTGACAATTACGATAATTATAAATATCTAGTAGGACAGGCACGTGCATATGGCGCAATCTTACAGGAAATCTCTAACCTGCTAAATGAAAAGGAGCAAAATGAAAATGAAGGAACAATCATCGATCTCTCAAAAAGAGATCCCAAAAACTAGAAACGCACTAGAAGAGAAATACAAAGCGGAGGAGTCAGCAACAAAAAGGCTAGACCCTGATAATATAAAAGATCAAATAGATCAATTACCTGAACCTGTAGGTTACAGGATGTTAGTTTTACCTTTCACACCGAAAGAGAAAACTAAAGGCGGAATTATTTTTTCCCAAGAATCTTTAGATAAATCAAGAATAGCTACAAACTGTGGCTATGTTTTGAAAATGGGTGATCTTTGTTACGCAGACAAAGATAGATTTAAAGAACCTTGGTGTAAATTAGGAGATTGGGTAATCTTTGCCAGATATGCTGGTTCAAGATTACCGATAGAAGGTGGAGAAGTGCGAATACTAAACGATGATGAAGTGTTAGGGACTATAAAAGATCCTGAATCAGTTCTTCATTACATTTAACATAGGAAGGAACTATGCAAGAAGAAGAAAACAAAACAATTGATGTAGGTGAGGCTGATGAAGTCGCAACCGAAATCGATTTAGACAAACCGACGGAGCAAGCAAAACCCGTTGAAGAAGAGAAAGTTGAGGTTGAACAGGTAGAAGAAAAACCTGTAGAAACTAAAACTGAAGAAACAAAAGATGAGAAAGCAGACGAGTTAAAAACTTATAGTGATGGCGTTCAAAAACGTATTGCTAAACTAACTCGAAAAATGCGTGAAGCAGAAAGACAAAAAGAAGAAGCTTTAGCATTTGCTCAAAGTGTAAAAACTGAAAGAGACAGTCTACAAAGTAGATTTGTTAAAGCAGATAAATCTTATGTGTCTGAGTTTGAAACAAGAGTTAAATCAAACATGGACGCTGCAAGATCAGCTCTAAGAACAGCTATCGAAGCAGGAGATGTAGATGCACAAGTTAAAGCACAAGAACAAATGGCAACTCTAAATGCAGATGCAGTTAGATTAGCTTCTTTAAAGTCGCAGCAAGAAGAACCAAAAGAAGAAAAACAAGTTAATGTCAGCCCTTCACAAGCTGAACAACCTGTTAGATCTGACCCTAAAGCGGAAGCTTGGGCAGCTAAAAATAGCTGGTTTGGTAACGATACTGCTATGACTTACACTGCATTCGACATGCATAAAACACTCGTAGAGACGGAAGGGTATGATCCACAATCTGACGAATATTATGAGGAAATTGACAAAAGATTAAGGGTTGAATTTCCAAATAAATTTGATAAGGTAGCGGACAATACTACGGAAAGAGCAAAACCTGCTCAGACTGTAGCTTCAGCAAGACGACCGGCTAGTACAGGTCGCAGAAAAACTGTGAAGCTCACACCATCACAAGTAGCAATCGCTAAAAGATTAGGTGTGCCACTCGAAGAGTACGCAAAACAATTAAACGTGAAGGAAGGAGCGTAATATGGAAGATAAAAAAATAAGAACTTCTCACGCGAGTCAAACAAGAGACAAGGTCAAAAGACCTACTACTTGGACTCCACCGTCATCTTTAGATGCACCCCCTGCGCCTGATGGATTTAGGCACAGATGGATAAGAACCGAGACTATGGGCTTTGATGATACAAAGAACATGTCAGGTAAAATAAGATCTGGATGGGAGCTTGTAAGAGCTGATGCATATCCAGAGACTAGTTATCCAACTGTTAAAGAAGGAAAGTATGCAGGAGTGATCGGAGTTGGTGGCCTAGTGCTCGCTAGGATACCTGAAGAGGTTGCAAAAGCGCGTGAAGATTATTTTAGAAGACAAACTAAAGATCGAGACGACGCCGTAAACAACGACCTTATGAAGGAAGAGCACCCAAGTATGCCAATCAATCAAGATAGGCAGACACGTGTAACCTTTGGTGGTACAAAGAAAAGCTAATTATTTAGCGATTCCTAAATCACTAAAATTTTATAAGGAAGGAAAAAAACTATGGCTAACGCTAACGGACAAGGATTCGGATTAAGACCGGCTATGAGAGTAGGAAACACTCCTGCTATTCAAGGTCAGTCAAAATACGAGATCGATGCTGGTGAAGCAAATGCTATTTATAATGGAGAGCCTGTAAAAGTCGATATAAGCGCCTCAACAGGTGGATATATCGTAACAGCCGCTGCGGGAACTGCAATGGTTGGAACTTTAAATGGTGTAACATTTACGGATGCTACAACTTTAAAACCAACTTTCGCAAATTTCTACAAAGGCGGAGTAACTCCAGCAAATAGTGAAGACATCACTGCATTCGTGAATGATGATCCTTTTCAAGAATACATCATTGCAACAGACGCTACACTGGGAGGCACAGTAGCATTAAGAAAATCTAAAATTGGATTAACTTATGCAACAACTGCTTCAGCCGGTGACGACACAAACGGACGATCTTCAGCAAGACTAGGTATCTCAACTGCAGCAACAACTGCAAAACAATTGAGAATGGTTAGAATTGCAGAGGACGTTGAAAACCAAGATCAAACAGCTGCGAACTGTTCAGTTATCGTAAAAGTTAACTTGCATCAGTACTTAGTTGGATCTTTAGCAACAGGCATATAATAGGAGAATAAATTATGGCAATATCAAGACAACAACTAGTTAAAGAACTAGAGCCAGGTTTAAATGCACTATTTGGCCTGGAGTACAAAAGATACGATAACGAGCACGCTGAAATCTACGACACAGAAAACAGTGACAGAGCTTTTGAAGAAGAAGTAATGTTATCTGGTTTCGGAAATGCGCAGACTAAAGCAGAAGGATCTGGTGTATCATTCGACGATGCACAAGAGACTTTCACATCTCGTTACCAACACGAAACAATAGCTCTTGCATTCGCTATCACAGAAGAAGCGATCGAAGACAACTTGTATGACAGACTTGCGTCTAGATATACAAAAGCATTAGCAAGATCGATGGCAAACACTAAACAAGTGAAAGCCGCATCGGTACTTAACAATGCATTCGATTCTAACTTCAAAGGTGGAGATAGCAAAGAGTTATGCGCAACTGACCACCCAACTCTATCTGGAAGTTTTGCAAATGAGTTAGCAACATCTGCTGACTTAAACGAAACTTCATTAGAGCAATCAATGATCGACATCGCTCAGATGACTGACGAAAGAGGTATGAAGATTGCTGCTAGAGGCGTAAAAATGATCATTCCAAGTGAATTACAATTCACAGCGGAAAGATTAATGAAGTCTCAAGGTAGAACTGGTACAGCTGATAATGATATCAATGCAATCGCTGCAATGGGAATGATTCCACAAGGTTATGTGATCAATCACTTCTTAACAGATACAGATGCATTCTTTATCAAAACAGATGTTCCTAACGGTATGAAGATGTTCGTAAGAGCACCTATCAAAACCGCTATGGAAGGTGACTTCGATACTGGCAACGTTAGATACAAAGCTAGAGAGAGATATTCATTTGGATTCTCAGACCCTAGAGGTATCTTCGGATCACCAGGAGCGTAATCGTAACTAATTTAATGGGGCGCCCTAAAAGCGCCCCATTTT